TCTGGCCCTGACAACCGGGTGAAGAAGCGTGGCTAAGGCTGGGCTTGGTAAGTGGTTTGGTGAGAAGTGGGTCGATGTAAAGACCGGTAAAGAGTGCGGTAGATCAGGGGCTAGCGATAAACGCGGGTATCCCGCTTGCAGACCTAAAGCCACCGCAGCGAAAATGTCGCCTAAGCAGAAAGCTGTAATGGCGGCGAAGAAAACGGGGCCAGCTAGACAGAGTTGGCCGGTGACGCCGAGTGGGAAACCCAAGAGGTAAACATGGCTGAGAAATGGATTCAGAAAGCTATTAAGAAGCCCGGGGCTCTTCGTACGTCTTTGGGCGTGAAAGAAGGCAAAACCATTCCGCCCAAGAAACTCGCCGCCGCAGCTAAAGCTCCCGGCAAACTGGGCCAGCGTGCGCGTCTGGCGCAAACTCTTGGAAAAATGAGGAAAGGCTAATGCCTAAGAGCTACAGCGAAATGACCCCGGAAGAAAAAGACGCAGCCGACAGAGAGGCTGAAGAGGGCGGCTATAACGAAGCCTCTGAAGCATACAATCTCGGGCTCGCTGATATGCCTCCGCCCAAGCCTAAAGCAAAAGCCCCCCCTGACAGGCCGTACAAGAAAATGTCCCCTGATAGGCCGTACAAAAAGATGGCTAAGGGTGGCATGGTCACCCGTGGTGACGGCTGCTGCACCAAGGGCAAAACAAAAGGGAGATTTGTGTAATGGGGGACTATTTTAGTGGGATGGAAGAGGTAAAGCCGGGGAAGCCGCGTGAAAAAATGCGGGCTGGCACTCCTAGAGGTGGAGATTATGCTACTGGGTTGGAAGAGAAAAAGCCTAAGCCTAAATCTCCTCCAAAACCAAAACCTACTCCGAAATCTTCCGCACCATTCAGTTCCGCAGTAGAAGGCGAAGCACAAGCTGCTTCACGTGAAGCTGCAAAACGGCAAGCTGCACGTTCCGCTACATCTGCACTTGGTAAGGGATTTCTTCGTGGCGCTGCACGTTTTGCAGGGCCTGTCGGTGCAGCGATTACCGCGTACCAAGTAGGCGACGCACTCAAAGACACCAAACCTGCGCTGTGGGCGCGGGATAAAGTGGCTGGCTTTCTAAATCGCAGGACTGAATACAAGCAAGAACAGGCAGAAAAAGCCGCTCTTGAAGCCGCGCGTAAGCGCGGGGGAGCCAAGCGAAACGCGGGCCAATCTGATTACATGAAGCAAGTATCTGCTTCAGCACTTAAAAAGTTTCAGGACAAAGAACTTCCGGGTGTAGCTGTAGCGGCTAGAAAACGCGCTATGCCGGTAGCTGATATTCCTACTGTTAAATCTAAGCCTGCTGCGCCTAAAGTAGACCGCATGAAAGAATTCATGGCGGATATTGGCGAAGACAACGCTGTGTTTAAGCGGCTGAAAGAAAAAGGTTATGCTAAAGGCGGTCACGTAAAAGCCAATGGCGTTGCTCGTAAAGGCAAAACTCGTGGGAGACTTATCTAATGGACAAAATGTCTAGCAAAATGGCTGCGTTCTTTGCCAAGAAAGGCAAGGCCAAACTTGCCACTCACGAGAAGCGTGAGGCTGCTGGTAAGGAAAAAGATACTCGCAAGATTGCGAAGCAGGAAGAGCGTGCACTAAAAGGTGCCCCCAAGAGCCTTCGTAAGTACGAAGCGAAAGAGCACAAAGAAATGGGCTATGCTAAAGGCGGTGCAGTTAAAGCCGATGGCGTTGCTCGCAAAGGCAAAACGAAGGGCAGGATCTGTTGATGCGTCCATCACGTGGTATGGGAACCATAGCCCCCGAGAAAAAACCGCGTAAGACCCGTTTGGGTCGGAAAGATTCTCCTCAGATAATAGATATTTATTCTAAGGGCGGAGTTTGCCGCCCCCGTAAAAAGAGGTGAGTGATATGGTCCCATATTACGATGGTGACTTTGGCGGTTATGGCGTGCCGCAAAACTACGGCGGTGGCTATGGTGGTATGGGCGGGTACGCTGCCATGATGCAGCCCCGTCAAATGGGTGGGTATATGGGCATGATGCAGCCCCGCACCCCGTATTACACAGATGGTTACGGCGGCTACGGCGGCGGCGTAGGTGATTATGGTGGGATGTTGGGTTATCAGCAGCAGATGCGGGGTTACCAACAAACTCCTTACCCGCCCCAGTATCCGCGGACTCTTAGTCCAAGTGTAATGAGTGGCTACGAAAGTATGCGGGGTTTTAGTACGCCCCCGGGACTCCAACAGCAAAATCGTAGCCTTGCTCCAAATAGACTTGGAAGTCAGACCACACAAACTCAGCCGCCCACGGTTTCTACTGGGCTTCAGCAGAGAGCCCAACAAGCCCCGCAAAATGCTCCAGACGTACAGCAACTGCGAGGTTTTAGTACGCCTCCGGGATCTCAACAGCAAAATCGGAGCCTTGCTCCAAATAGACTTGGGAGTCAGGTCGCACAAACTCAACCGGCCACTTTTCCTAGTCAGCAAATGGCTCAACAAGCTATGCAATCCGCGGCTCGGTACCGCGACTTCGGCCAATACGGCGTGCCCGGGTACGGTTTCGGGCGTCAAAATATGCAAAGCCAAGCACCTAATTATTTTGGTGGGTTCGGTGGGCTTGGAGATCTTGGGAGCAGGTTTGCTGATTTTCGGCGCTATATGGCCTAAACCATGACCACTTCTGGCACTACATCGTTTAATCTTGATCTCTCCGAGATAATCGAAGAGGCGTTTGAGCGCTGCGGTGCCGAGTTGCGGTCTGGTTACGATTTTCGCACTGCACGACGGTCTTTGAACTTATTGTTCCAAGACTGGGCTAACCGGGGTGTAAACCTGTGGACGCTGGAGCAGGGCACGGTAGCTCTTACACCGGGCACGGCCACCTACCCCCTCCCAGTAGATACGGTCGATCTTCTGGATCATGTTATCCGCACAGGCAGCGGCACGACGCAGTCTGATATAACAATCTCGCGTATCAGTTCTTCTACCTACGCCAGTATTCCAACGAAAACTGCTACAGGGCGGCCCATCCAAGTCTGGGTTAAACGGCTTGAATCTCCTGAGATTACGGTGTGGCCCACGCCGGACTCTTCTCAGACATATACATTTGTGTACTGGCGGCTGCGGCGGGTTCAGGATGCCGGGTCCGGTACTAACACGATGGACGTACCGTTTAGGTTCCTTCCCGCGCTTGTCTGTGGTCTGGCTTACTATTTGTCTATGAAAGTACCTGACGCGATGGTACGGATGGAAGTCTTGAAAGCCCAGTACGACGAGGCGTGGGCTAACGCTGCCGAAGAGGATCGTGAAAAGGCTCCTGTGCGGTTCGTGCCGCGCTATATGTTCGGTAGATAAACCGTGGCAAACCAATTTGCCATAGGCAAAAAAGCGATAGCGCAGTGCGACCGCTGTGGGTTTCGCTACAAGCTGAAGCAACTCAAAACTCTGACTATCAAGACCAAGAACGTCAACATTCTGGTCTGTCCATCCTGCTGGGAGCCCGACCACCCACAACTTCAACTGGGTATGTACCCGGTCAATGATCCACAAGCCCTACGTAACCCACGTCGAGATACAACTTACCGAGTCTCTGGTACACTTGCTAACGGAAACTTGGGAGAAGGCAGCAGGGTCATTGAGTGGGGCTGGAATCCTGTGGGTGGTAGTACTAACCCGGATCAGCTTCTTACCCCCAATAGCCTTCGTATGACCCTTTATGTAGGGTCAGTTACTGTAGCTGTGACATAGGAGAAAACCATGAAAGGTAAAGCGTGTGGCGGCAAAATGAGCAAAGGTTACGCTGCTGGTGGCAAGACCAACATGCAAATGCTCAAGCTGGGCCGTGGCCTTGCTAAAGTAGCCAACCAGAAGAAAACTGGTCGCCGGGGAGGCTGATATGGCTACTACCAAGTACAACCAGCCTAAGCCTAACAAGAATTCGTTGGGTCAAAACGGGTATCCTCAAAAAGGCGTGAAGACCACCGGGGTCAAGACTCGCGGTAATGGCGCAGCCACTAAAGGGGTTACGGCTCGCGGACCTATGGCGTGAGTCGATATGAACTACACCCAACTGCAAGCCGCGATTGCTGGGTACGTCGAGAATCCTGATACGACGTTTGCAGCGCAAATCCCGACGTTCATTCGTCAGGCGGAAACCCGCATCTTTAATTCGGTGCAGTTTCCGTCGCTTCGGAAAAACGTGACTGGCACGGTTACTTCCGGCAACGCATATCTTAGCTGCCCAGATGATTTCCTTGCGGTGTATTCCCTCGCGGTGATCGACGGTACCGGAGTGTATTCGTATCTTCTGAACAAGGACGTTAACTTTATTCGTGAAGCCTATACATCCGCTGCGACCACGGGGCTTCCCCGCTATTACGCACTGTTCGGACCACAGTCGGCTGCGCCGACAGAACTGTCATTTATTCTTGGTCCGACTCCGGGATCAGGCTACACGGTAGAACTTCATTATTTCTTTTATCCAGAGTCGATTACGACAGCGGCGTCTGGACAGACATGGCTGGGTGACAACTTTGATCCTGTTCTCCTGTATGGCTCTCTTGTTGAAGCGTATACCTATCTGAAAGGCGAGCCTGATCTCCTGCAGCTTTATGATGGGAAGTACAAAGAAGCTCTTGCTATGGCGAAGCGTCTTGGTGATGGTATGGAGCGTCAGGACGCTTATCGGTCGGGCCAATTCCGACAGCCGGTAAATTGATATGGCAATCACTCAAACCACTACGGACGCGTTTCAAGAACAGGCTTTGACAGGCACTTTTAAACTCGCTCTGTATACAAGCGCAGCAACGCTGGATAGCTCCACCACTGCGTACACTACTTCTGATGAAGTATCCGGTGGGGGATACACGGCAGGCGGGGTCAGTCTTACGCTATCAGTAAGCCCCACTACGGCAGATGGCATTACATATATTTCGTTTGATAATGCTGTATGGTCCCCTGCGTCTTTTACCGCTCGCGGCGGTCTGATCTACAACACGGCGCAAAGTAATCAAGCAGTTGCCGTGCTGGACTTCGGCGCGGATAAAACTGCGACAAACACATTCACGGTGCAGTTCCCTGCGGCTACTTCCACTACAGCTATTCTTCGTATAGTACGAGGTTAGTTAAAGGAGATAGATAATGACATTTATCTCTACGCCGGGATGGGGACTCGTAACACCTAGTTATACATGGGCGTTTGAGGGATTAAGTACGGGGTTGGCTGGATTCGATACAATTACCGACAAAGGGTCGATTGTGTGGGATGCGGGCGGCTTTGCCCGCGTCACCTCTAACGTCGCTGGGGTTACAGCACTTCGATACGTGGTCCCTGCGGGAAACCCATCAATTCTGGTTGAGTATGAAATACGGCGACAAATGAGCGCCTGCTCTAAACAGCTTAAAGCGCTTTCACAAGGCGTTTTTGTTTCGCCTTATACCAAATATTCAAATTTTACTTTTGGTACGGCAATTGGTGGATATAATAATATAAATGTTGGAATTATTTATTCTGATGACAGTAATGGCGGCGATAACGATGTTGGATATTATTGTAATGCAGTTTTAAGTGGCGGATCAGTCCCAAATAGATCAGCCCCAACATTTCTTGTATATCAAGCTAGCCAAGTGACTAATAACATTAGCGGAACTGTTTGGGAGAAATATAAAGTATGGTGGAAACCCAACAGCGACAACACCGCAGATGGAGAGTTTGCTGTTTGGAAGGACGACGTTCTTGTACTTCACGCAATAAATGTTTGGAACTGTGCTACCACAAACAGTGACGGTACAAACCCGGGGGTTTCGTCAGCGGACTTATATTTGTATCAAGATCGCGGACAAGTAGGGCTTTTTGAATACGCTAATGCAGCAGGTGTGATTGAGGATTACCGAAATTTCAAAATTGGCTACACGCGTCCTGCGGGGATCTGATGGCTATTGCGATTGTTAATACCGCTACGTTTGTCGAAACAGTATCTGGAACTTCGCATTCTGGTCCGGTAACCCTTAGCGCTGGAACTAGCAGAAAAATAATAGTATTAGCACATATTGAATCGACACCCGGCGTAACAGGCGTTACTTTTGACGGTAACGCCATGACGCTGATTACGTCTGTATCTAACCCTAGTGACCCGGCACAAAAAACATATGCGTATTACTACGATGTAGCGGGCGGCGCTGCATCTGGTTCAAAAACTATAGATGTGTCAACGTCCCCCAATAGCATAGCAAACGTCACATGGTATGCATGGCAGCTATCTGGAGCCGCTACAGGCGCAGTCGAATATAGCGGTACGACCACTGCTGATAACACCGTTACGACTATCTCAAATACAGGAGTCACTTCATCTGCTGGGGCGGCAATACTGGCGATTGTAGGGTGTGGGTCTGCTACTCCAACATTTACGTGGAACGCTACCGTTACTGAACGAACGGAGTCCGATGAAATCAACTACACCAGCGCCTGTGCAGACGCTACGGGCGTCTCCGCCGGGACATCTACCGTTACGGCCACTGCCACTGTCGTATCTGGGAATAAAAATCTTCTAGTTACATCAATCGCTGCCGCAGGGTCTTCCACCCTCACCGCCTTCCCTTGGATACGCGCCTAAATGACGTACATACCGTTCCCGTGGAGTACAGTGGCGAGTGGCACACTGATTTTCAGTGATGATTTTGCAAGCGGATCTCCCTCCGCCGGATGGACAAGTTACGGCGCTCAGAATGGTGGAACTTTAGCAGTTGTAGATAATGCTTGGAAAGGCGTGATGGCAGCGGGTGTAAATGATACAACCGTATATGCAACTGAAAATATTAGTTTATATAATCTTTCAGATATTTATATTCAGTTTCAGGCCAAAATGCCCGCTAGTAAACATGGTATTAAATTTTGTAAAGTTTTTGGGCAGACAACCAGCGGATATGCAAACTGCACTTTTGGTTTAAATTTTACTGGAATCGACAACGGCGGAATGCTCGGTGTTGGTTATGGTGACGGCACGTCTACAACAAACGATAATACGTGCGAGATTTTTTTTGATAGCGCTCGTACTTCAACGCCGGGTCGCGCACCGTCCCCAACAATTATACGTCCGATGAACAAGGATTTTGCTTCAACGGATTGGGGAACTAGCTGGCACACATTTAAATTGCGGGTTAAATTCAACAGTGGAACTACCGCTGCAAACGAAGTTCCCGATGGCGCGTTTTACGTCGAGATTGACGGTAATGTTTATTTAAATGCGAGTGGATTATTTAATCGACATTACAGTAATCCACCAATTGCTAGTATTGGTTTTTGGAATTATACGCAGGGAAACCCTCCTAGTAACTTTGAGATTTGGTACGACGACTTTAAGATTTCGATGGGAGGATTTGTGTAATGCCGGTATCAATCACCAGCAACACTACGCCTTCCGCGCAAGCGATGACGTTTAACGGAACTACTTTTGCGGCATCGTGGTCGGCAACTACCACAACCGGGGATAATGTCCTCATTGCTGTTCTTACCGGAACTCAAGATGTCCCAGACACGGTAGATTGGAATGGAACTCTTTTAACACAGCGTGTATCTCGTAGTGATACTAACCTTGGAGGCGTATACATTTACGATCTGGATAGCCCTGCGATTGGTGCTTACAGTTTGACAGTAAAGCGGTCAGGGAACCGAACCTACAACGTCTGTATCATTACTTTATCTGGTGTCGATGTGGGGGGAACTCCGCGAGGAACACCGGCAACCGCACAAGGCAATTCAGGAACAGTATCAGTAACGATCACGGCTACCTCCGGGGATCTTGTATTTGGCGCAGCAAGTACAGTCAATACCGCTACACCTGACGGAGCGCAATCGTCATTGATTGATGATTCACTTGGTGGCGGTGAATATATGCAAATTGGCTATAAAACCGCCACAGGTACGTCAGAATCACTTACATGGACGCAAACATCAGCATTTTGGGGTGCTGGTGCGTTAGCGTATCTACCTGCTTCCTCCACCTCCACCGTGACTCTTTCATGGCTTAGGTTATAATGTCCTATGGCTATATCACACGTTTTCACCAACCCAATCCCTGACGGGACGAACACCAATATTGTTCGTCCTAGTGACTGGAACTCGGCCCATAATCAGTACTACACCCTGTCAGGCAACACGCTCGGTGCCAGCACCGTCAGCGGGACCAACGTCATACTTCAAGCGGCGGGCAACGTCAGCCTGTCAGGAACCGGTGGGACGATTGTTATCAGCGGGTCGAACGCTGTAGTTCCGACCTCATACGTATCCAACGTCAACGGATCGTCAGGTCAGATCAGTCTTAACGTGGGGTCGAGTCTGTCCTCCTCCACTAACGGCTCTTCTATTACGTTTGGTCTGGCGTCGAACATCACCACGGCG